ACGAATAAAAAGAAGAAGACGGAAGCTGAAGAACTTCAAAATGAAGCTCAAAAGACTGAAGTCGATGAAGTGGAAAAAAAATGGTATTCTGGCAAAAAGGACAAAAGTAAAGCGATGGTAGAAGAAAAACAAATTCCAGTCGAAGAAGAAAAAGTTTTGGTTGAAGAACCAGTTGTTTTAGAAGAGAGAAATTCTCAAACGATTGAAGAATCTGAGCAAAAACATAAAAGTATTAGTGTTTTAGCAAAAACTAATCCGACTCAGTATTGGAAATATCGTGATGTTGTCGAACAACGTCCTTCTGGAGCGCGTAAATATTTTCGTTCAAAATAAAAAAAAGTAATAGATGACATTTATAAAATCAATAACATTGCGTCCTCGACCTCATTTTTTGAGGTTGAGTGTGCGCCCTTTGAAATGTGTTTTTAGACCAAGAGAAACAATTGTTCTACGACCACAGTTAAAAGAGTTCAAACATACCCGGCCACCTTCTTATAGGCCAATTGTAAAAAAACAAATGGAACCAGCCGATTGGGATGAAAATTGGCTAGAGTGGGCCTCTACTGTGCCTGGCTTTGTGGATGCGTTCACAAAAGATATGGAGGGTAAAGTCAGCGGCATGTATGACTATCAAGTCGAACACATGCTTGATAAATCTTCTTTTAGACATAGAGACAAATCCAGACAGGTTGGATATAGTTATGTGTTTTCTGCTGAATCGCTTGCAAAAGTTCATCTAAAAACATATCAGACTTCAATTTTTATTTCGATGAATCAAGATGAAGCCAATGAAAAGATCCGTTATGCTGAAAGTTTGTATGACGCAATACCAACAGAATTTAAAAAAGCTTTGGTGGTGCGTAACAAACAAAGCCTTGAATTTCAGTCTGGGAAAACTACAAATCGTATTTTGAGTTTTCCACAGCGTCAGCCACGTGGTAAGGGTCTGAACACTGACGTTTACTTGGATGAATTTGCTCATATGCGTGATGCACAGGCGATTTATACAGCCTCTACACCTGTTATCACTCGTGGCTCTGGTGTATTGACTGTTGGTTCGACTCCACTTGGAAAATCTAGTTTACATTATAAGATTGGCAGCGAAAAAGAAAACTTTGCAATGTTTTCTAGAATGAATGTCCCTTGGTGGTGGTGTCCAGATTTTTTGCGTTCGGATGTAGATGTTAATGAAGCTAGAAAATTAGCTCCGAACATGAGTACTGACGACCGCGTGATGATGTTCGGGAACACAAAACTTTATGCGATTTATAAGAGCAATCCTAAATTAGAATTCAAGCAAGAATATGAAATTTATTACATTGATTCTTCTATTAGTTATTTTTCATTAGATTTAATAAGATCATGTGTTTACAGCGATATTGACGGAAATGAATTAGAAGATAATATTGATCCTTCAGAGATTCCAGAATCGTGGAAGCCATATACTGATAAAACAGGAAAAGAAATTGTTCCTGACACAATAATGGGTAGATATGATAAAGACAAAAAGAGAAAAGTAATTTGGAAGGGCTTTGTCGAAGACCTTTACTTTTTTGATGAAGAAGATTTTAAATTAAGAATAAATGATCTTGTTTCTTTGGTTAGAATGGATATCGCTGTTCGTGGTTGGGGAAGACATTTATTTTTTGGATATGATGTTGGCCGGGTAAATGATAGTGCTGAACTTTCACTTTTTGAAGAAATAGAGTTCGGAGACTTCAACCTTCATGTGGAGAGAATGTGTCTCGGACTTTATGATATTCCATTTTACCTTCAAGAATACGCCATAAATAAAATTCTTTCTTCTATTTCGGTTGAAGGCGGAATGGTTGACGCTACCGGAATGGGGAGTCAATTGGGAGAAAATATTGCGAGAATACATTCTCAAATTATTCCTGTGAAGTTTACCCCAGAAAGGAAGGGTTTATGGGCCAGGAGATTCAAGCAGAGGCTTGAGGATAGAACAATAGGGTTAATAGACGATAAGCGTTCTATAACGCAGATTCACAGCATTAGACGTAAAATAAGCGAATATTCAAACGTGAAATATGAAGCCGAACAAAACACTGAGCATCATGGAGATAAGTTTTGGTCAAAGGCTCTTGCTTCTGCCTCTGGAAACTTTTATGAAAAGAATTTGTCGAATGATGTTGACTATAAGGCAGATGATGAGCGTATAATATCCCAGCAGAATTTGTCTCAGATAACGCATGGGTCAAATAAATATGGTAGAATTGAGCCAAGTTCGTTTTCAGTAAAAGAGTCTGATTTGGTTAGGTTTGTTAGAGGCAATAGCGGAGCGTTTAATTCTGGTTCTATGATGAGTGAATTTTTTGATTTCAAATATAGAGGTTAAAGTGGGAAAGAAAAAAAATTCTGATATTGCAAAACAAATTTTGCAGATTTTTAGAGAAGACGAAGAAATACATGCGGAAATGTCTGAAGTTTTTGCAGAATTAGAAGATCCTTCTGATGAATCTCCTTCGTTTGCTAATTCTAAACTTCGCCAAACTGATATATTTTTTGCTAATTTAAGCAACAGTATCGGAACTTATAATTCGGATCGCATTCCTGTTTCGACTTATGACAAAATGTTGCTGGATCCAGATATAGCTCTTGGAAGATCATTTGTAGTTTTACCAATATTGGCGCAAAACTTCCGCATTGATTCGACTGACACAGATAAGGCTCTTGTCGTTCAATCTCTTGTTAAGAAAATTTATCGTGAGCTTATGCGCAATATGCTTACTTCATATGATTATGGTTTTTCAGTTGGAGAAAAGATTTTTGAAAAACTTCCGAATTATAAACTTACAGTAAAAGATGAATCTGGAAATGAAAGAGTTATTCGAGAAGGTTATACTGTTGGAATTAAAAAAGTAAAATATGTCAAACCGAGTAGCGTATCCATCGTTAGAGATAAAAAAACAGAAGAAATTAAATATGTTAAACAAGAAAATTATTATGCGAAGAAGCAACCAAAAGTCAAATATGACAAAGTTGTTTGGTTCGCAATGGATGAAAAGTTTGGAAATGTTTTTGGTATTAGTCGATTAAAACCTGCGTATCAGCCGTGGTATTGGTATCAAATAATTATCCAGTTTATGCTCAGGTACTTGGATAGAACAGGAAGTCCAACCGCTGTAGCGCGTGCTCCAAGAGGAACCACTGTTACTAAGGATAAATTGAAGGTTGATAATATGGACGTTGGTCTGGCTGTGGCCAACGCAGTGTCAAGCAACTCTTCAATTGTATTGTCCAGCGACCTGTATGCTGAATCGCGTGAAAAGAAGTGGGATGTAAAGTTTCTGGAAGATACTAAGCGCGGGGATATGTTCTTAGAAGCGTTAAGATTTTTGTCTGTGAATAAAATGCGAGCTATGCTGATTCCAGATAAAGTTGGAGTTTCAGAAGGTTCAAACACTAATGCAACTGGTGTGAATAATACTGATATTCACCTTTTGTCGGAAGAAGCTCTAGTTCAACAAGTTGAAGATGTTTTAAATAAATCAGTTGTTAATGACTTGATCAAATACAATTGGCCTCCAGAAGAACGTTTTCACGCTCAAATAAAAATTGAGCGACTTAACCATGGTAAACGTAATCTTTTGCGTGATACATTGTTAAGAATGTTGATGTTTGCTGGCGGTGTAAGTGATACAGACAAGCCGAAAACAATGCCTTCAATTAAAGATATGTGTGAATTTTTGGAAATACCTTATGAGGAATATGATGCTATTTTTACTCCAGAAGAAGATGGTTCAGAAAAAACTGATATAATGAAGCCGACAGAGAAGGCGGATGCTAAAGATGATAGCAATGAAAAATCCGTTAAAGAAAAAAAACGCACGCAAGAAGAAATAAATAACAGAAAACGTTACTTTGAAAAAGGAATGGAAGAGGTTTCAAATGAAGTTTAAAGAAATGAAAAAAGCCATCATGTCGAGAAAAACTTTTGGTTTTAAGCTCGCTGAAGATGAAAAAAATAAATTAGCAGATAGTATAGTTAATGTTATTTCAAACAATCAAGATTCTTCTGAAGAAGACTTAACTGATATGATTTCATCACTACCAGACGATATTAACATTTATGTTGACGATGGTGGCTTTATTCGATTTACTTCTATTGACCTTGAAGAATTGGCTAAAATTGAAAAAGAAGCAGATCCAGAGAAAGATAATTCAGCAGAAAAAGAAGTTGAAAAATTTTCGGAAGATTCTGAAGGAAATAAATTTGCTTGCAGTCTTGAAGATGGTGGTTGCTTCGAAAATAACTCTCCGAAAGTGTATTCTCTTTCTGACAAGAAAGAAGCTGGCTTTTATAGTTTGGCCCAAGCAGATTCAAAAGTAGATAAAACAGGCAGAACAAAAATAGAGGTTTTAAGACAAGGAAATTTTGATCATTACTGGTATGGCGAAATCGTTTTTAATAGAGACTATTTTTTGTCTGTAATGGCGAATTTCATTAATGGTTCTGTTGCTCGTGAAATTTCTTTCGATTTTCAACATCAACCTGAATATGGTGCTGCTGCATGGGTTAAAAAGTTTGGCATTGAAGCGCGTCGTTTTAGTGATGGGATTGCTCGATGGGTGTTGACCTCCGATATAGAATATACAAAGATGGGTTTGGAATCAGTTCAGGAAAAGAGATTCAAGTATTTTTCAGTTGAAGTGAGAGATGCTTTTACTGATAAGGAAACAAATTTTTTGCATGGTCCTACTGCAATGGGTGGTGGACTTACTAATAGACCGTACATTCCGGGGATGAAAGTTGTTACTACGCCTGGTTCTACTGAAGGAGGGTCCGCCAACAGTAGTTCTAAAAATAGTGATAAATATTCTGAACCAAAAACAAAGCCCGCTTCGGAAGATAGCGGCGAAGGAGTCGGAAAGATGAAGAAACTTGAAGAAAAGATCGCGGATCTTCAGGCAAAATTCGACGCTATTGAGGATAAAAAATCCGAAGCGGCGCAGCTCTATGGAGAGCAGATTGATGCCTTGAAGGATGCTCAGAAAATGTTTTCTGAAGTAAACGCTCAAACTGAAGCTGAAATTGCTGAGAAGTTTAACGAACAAGCTAAGAAGCTCAGTGAGCAAGATCAGAAAATGCAGGAAATGGCCAAGGTTAATGAAAAACTTTTGGCTGAAGCTGATGAAGCTCGCGAAGAGCGGCGTAAGTCAGATGTTGAGCTTTATTGTAAAACTCTTGCTGAACAAAATCACACTCCAGCCGTTGTCGAAGTTGTCAAGAAACATTTGACCGCTAATCATGTCATTGAACTTTATAAGTTCTCTGAAGAGGGCGCTGCTGACAAGTCAATTTCTTTGAAAGATGTGATTGATGAAATTCTATCCGCTATTCCAAAAGAGGGAAAAATTGATTTAGGTGAGAACCTGAAACATGATGCGACTAAGAATCCTGAAAAAACCGAAAAAGACGAGAAAGTTATTTTGTCTGACGGCGAAGAGATTGACCTGATGGATGAAGACCGCATTAAGAAGAATCTGGCTAAAGTTGGCGTTAAAACCAAGTAAGCTATTTATGTAAAGACGATTTTTTGTCTTAAACAAGGAGAGTCAAAATGACTGCTAGTAATCAATATGGTTATGTTGAATTTGACGGCGTAGGGATGAGCGAAGAAATCCTGGCCAGTTCTCATGACCTTGAAAAAATCTCAATCACCATTGGCCCAGGCGCGACTGATCCGTCTAACACCAATGGCACTGAAATCCTTCGTCGTGGTCTGCTTATGTATGTACCTGCTGGAGCAGATTATTACAAAGAGTTGGACGTTGTTCCTCCCACCCCAGCGGAAATTGAAACTATTATCGTTCTAGGCGCTGAAGTCGTTATGAACGCTGGTGGTGCTGCGGCCAATGAAACTGCCGTTGCTATGGCTTATTTCACAGCCACTTTCAAGAAAGAAAAAATCTTTGATTCCACTGGTTTCCAAACCAATACGCATTGGGCCGACCTTAAAATCGGTACTACTGTCACTGGTTCTGGAGCATTGGTTTCACGACTTCGTGAACGTACCAACGTTTAATAATTTTTGTGTTTCCTGACTTTAATTAGTTTAGGTAAAGGAGAGAAAAATGGACGGATTTAAAAATCACAAGCTGCTACAACCAGCCTATGTGAACAAAGTTGTGGACGCTATTGTTCCCGACACTTCTAGTTATGATTTGGTTAGTGATGTTCCTTTGGTGAACACCGACCAAGAAACCATTACAGTTGACGAACAATATGCCATGAGTGGAATGACTCAGGCCGTTTCGCTTGGTGCTGAATCGCCCACAGTAGAATATGGTTCTCGCAGCCAGTTCTCTTTCCGCCCTGCATTCTTCCGCGAGAAGATTATGCTGAGCGAAAGCGATATGCGTGTCATGCGTAAGATGGGTACTGCTAGTGAAGTCGAAACTGCTGAACAGAAAATCACTGAACGTTTGAGTGGTCTGCGATTCCGTCTTGAGACACGTCTTGAGTGGTCTAAATGGCAGATGATGATGGGTCATTTAAATGTGACTCAAGATAACGTTACTATTGACGTTGATTATGGCATTCCCGCTGAGTTCACTCCCGCTCTAGTCGGCCCCGCGACTTGGGATTTAGCAACGAGCGATCCTCTTGCTGATATGCAGAATTGGCTCTATCAGTTCCGTGATGAGGGTACTGAACCTAAGTATTTTGAGTTCAATATGGCAATTGAAAAGTTGCTGTTGCAAAACGACAAAATTCGAACCCTTCATGAATCACAGTTTACTGGAACTGGCTCACGTGCAGCTATGATGAATCGTGAAGCTCTTGGAAACATTCTGTCCACTTTCGGTGGTCTTCCTTATCGTGTTTTTGATAAGGGTTATATGTTTGACATGAAGATGAAGACTCCAATTCTTGGTGGTGTCACTGTTACTGTGACCTTGGCTGAAAATGATGGTCTTGCTGTTGGTGATGAAGTTGTTTTGATTCACGCTCGTGGTCAACGTGTGGCGCGTGAAAAGGCGACCATTTTGAATGTCGTCGGTCGCACCATCACATTTACCGCTGCTCCTCTGGAAAGTTATCCAGAAGGTTCGCGCGTAATTATTAAACGTCGATTTATCCCTGACAATCGTTTCGTCATTCGTGGTGAACTTCCTTCAAATGTCATTGGCGGTCCAAATATCGCTGAGTTTGTTAGCACTCCTAGCGCTTATGGCCCTGGTGGTATGATGAATCCGACACCTGGAATTTTCAGTAAGGTAATTATTGATGATGATGGTGATCCGCCCAAGATTCAACTTATCGAAGGTGTTTATGGACTTCCCATTCTGTACTTCCCCACGGGAAATATGGTTTCGAAAGTAACTGCGTAGTAGACACGCAAGCTTTTTTGGGTTTATAATGGCCCGGTTCCGGTTAATCTGGGCCGGGCCATTTTTATAAAAAGGAGAAGAGATGAAAAAGTTAGAAGATTTTACAGTTTCGGTTAATTTGCATGGTTGGCAAACAAAAGTAGATGGGAAACTAAAGGTCTATCCTCGCGCGTTTAAAGCCAAAGGAATTCAAATTAATGACGCCATGGTTGAATGCCTTGTAGAAGGCTATCAATTTAGCGGACGTAGCGGAAAGAAATTGCCTGTATTAAGTCTTGTTGGTGGAACTCAACAGGAATTGCAAGAAGCCTTTAATGCCCTTACAAAAATAGAACGTGTCGAAAAAATTCGTGAATTGGCTCGTAAGGAAGTTATGGAAACGCTTGGGCCTGATGAAAAGAAGCTGGTTCTAAAGGGAATGAACGAACAAGCTGAAGAACAAGCTGAAGAACAAGCTGAAGAGCAAGCTGAAGAGCAAGCTGAAGAGCAAGCTGAAGAGCAAGCTGAAGAGCAAGCCAAGAAAATTAAGAAAGCTGAGAAAGCTGAGAAAAAAGCTAAGAAGAAAAAGTTGAAAAAAGAATCTGGTGAATAGCCATGTCTCAAAACGAAAAAATTGAAGTTATTCGTAATGGCGTAGCCGATGGCTTTGTCAAAAAGAAGTATGATATATTGAATAGAAACGTTACTTCTACGAAAATAATTGATTCCATGTATCATAAGGTCGATGGCAAAGCCCCAGATAAAGAAGAAATTAAATCTTTTTATAGAACGAGAGAAAAAAGGATTTCTTCTTTTCTAAAAGCGCGCGGGTTTCCTTATAGAGGAATGGAAAAAGTTTTGATCTCAAGCAAAAATGGAAAGTCTAAAACAATTGTTGTGTTCTGTTTTGATGGCGGTGATGAGACTCGTCAGTCAATATTTGAATATTACAATTCCGATGAACGACAAGACTTTAACGTAAATGCAAAAAAAATTCTTGCTGAGTTTTCAAATATAACTTCAATGATTTCAAATTTTTAGCTCTACTTCTTTCAAGTCAAATCTAAAACATTTTTTTTATGTTATCATTAAAACACGGAGGTTTTTATGTTGGATCTTAATATTATTCTCGGATACCAAAATGTAATTTTTATGCTTGTAGTGATCGCGATAATTAGCGCGATTAAGAAAACGACAAAAGTATATAAAATTGACAAAAAGAAAATTGTTTTGGCCATAGTTCCATGGCTTCCGATTTTGTTAGGATTAGGGCTTTCATTTATTCCAGGGGCAATAGAAGGTGCTTCTACACAAGGGAAAATTATTACTGGCATTGCTTTGGGTGGAATCAGTGGCCAAATTTGGAAAATAGTTAGAACCAAACTAGAATTGTTTGGAAAAAAATAATGAACGTTCTTTATTCAAAGGGACTTTTGCTATTTAATCTAATTAAGAGCAATATGACGTATGTTCTACTATTACTGGCGACCGTTGCTGTTGTGATCGGCGTTGTAGTAGTGTTTGTTGGAGGGGCCAAATCTACTGCTAAATCTATTTGGTCTAAATGGAGTTCTAATTTTTATGAAAATAAGCTTAAAGAGTTGACAAAAAAGAAAAGTATAATGGAAGAGTTCGACATAAAGCATGAAGAAATTTTAGCAAAATTGGATAAAGATATAGCGTTAGTACACAAAACAAGTCAAAAGAAAAAATTAGAATCTTTGGGATTAAATGATGAAGAAGTTGCAAAACAGCTTACCGATATGGGTTTTTAAATGAGTTCTATTCTACTATTGTGTTTTTTGAATTCTGTTGCATTTGGCGCTGAACCAATCACATATGATGGCAAAGAAGGAATTTTCATAGAGTCTCAAAAGGCTAAAGAATTGCTAAGTTCTGTGGAAGAGAAAGAATCTTTAAAAAAAGAAAAAGTTCTTCTTCTTAAAAAAATAGAAGTATTGGATTTAAGAGTAAAAAATTCTAAAGGTATTTTGAAAATAGAGGAAAATAAATCTGAAATTTTAAGAAAAAGAATTGAATTTTTAATAAAAAAACTAGAAGAAAAAGAGTCAAAAGAAGAACGCTTTTTGTATGTTGGGGTTGGATTAATATCACTTGGTGTTATTATTGGAATGGGCACTGTGTTTTTATCTTCTGAAGTGTTACTTAACATTAGGTAAATGTTGTATAGTTGTTATATCGGAATTTAACAGAAAGTGTTCAACATGCCTTACGGAACAATGATACACGCTGAAGCGGAACATAAATTATTGGATTCGGCCAATTTATTAACCGCTCCTGTGTCAAAATTGTTGCATGTAGATGGGTATTCTGAAGCGGCCATAAGGGTTGAGTTGTCTCATGTCGCGGCGTCCAAAATTAGTATGAGAGTTGAAGCCACCTGGGATATGGTCAATTTTTTCTTTATACAGGATAATTTTGGTTTGAACACAAGTGTATCAACTGGAAATTTTGTGATGAGTAGAGATGTTTCTGGAAATTATAATTGGCTTTGGAATACGCCGACAATTGGTGTAGCAATGCGTTTTAGTTTTACTGGAACAGGCCCTACTGGTGACACAATAAATGTGTGGGGCGGAGTTTTCGCATGAAAAGTTATGGTCCAATAAAGTATAAAAATAGTGGCGAGATTTTGTCTACAACTTTAGCTGGTGGAAATGAACAGTTTATTGTTGATGTTGATGGTTTTTCTGAAATGGGATTGTCTTCAACTATTGAAAATCATTCAAGTTTAACAAAAATTGATGCCACTTTTGAAGCTTCATATGATAGCGGTTCAACATGGTATAATATTACAGATGATTCTGGAGAAAATGATTTAGTTTTGTCTAAAGCTATTTCTGGAAATGTAAAGTGGGTGTGGACAGTAAAATCAAGAGCACAGTTAATCAGAGTGACGTTTGCTCCTACTTCCCCAGGCGGAGAGTCATTGAGTGTCATGGCGACCGTTAGTGCTGTTCCTGTTAAAGCACAAGCGGCACAAAGTGGTGGAGGCGGTGGCCCTGTAACAGCACATCACACTACTCACGAAAGTGGCGGTTCTGATGAAATTAATGTTGCGGGTTTATCAGGAGAATTAGCTGGACTCCAGAAACCAAAATTACATCACACTACTCACGAAAGTGGTGGTTCTGATGAAATTAATGTTGCGGGTTTAAATGGTGTTCTTCTTGACCCTCAGCATCCAATTCGTTCCGCACAAACTGTTATTGTTGCTAAATCAGGAGGTGATTTTACTTCTATCAATGCAGCAATGGCTTCTATTACAGACGCTGTAAATATTAAACCTTATGTGATAATAGTTGAATCTGGGCTGTTCAGTGAACTTCCCGTACTAATGAAACCATTTGTTAAAATCGTTGGAAGAAGTAATAATTCTATAGTGGTTGCTGGTAATAATTCAGCTCCATTGTTTGATATGGCAGATAACAGTTCAATAGAGAACATTTCGTTAAGTGGGCCTACTTCTGATGTTGCAATGCAAGCGTCTGGAAAGACTAGAGTTGGTGTTAAGAATTGCGTTTTTTTCCAAGGTCAACAAGCAATAGAAATAAAT